GGCGAAGCGGGGCTTGACGGCCCGCATCAACCGACCGATTCCGCATCCGATCTCCACGGCGGTGGCCCGCAGCGGCAGGTGCTTGTCCACGAACGGCGTGAGGATCTGCGGAATCACCCATGTCGTCCGCTCGTCCCAGTCGGTTCCGCTCGGCAAGATCATCTCGCGAGCCTCCGCCAACGTGGGCTTGTTCCAGAAGTCGCGCAATGTCGCCGCTTCGCTCATGCCGCAATCCTCATCCACGGTTCCAGCACTCCTTGAAAATGCGTCGGCATCGGAACTGAGACGTACCGGGAACCAGTGGTGCATTTGGGGCTGGTGTTGTCCCGGTGAACCCGCGCGACCATCATCTCCCCTGCCGGCGATCCGATGAACCTTCCCGCCATCATCGCGCTCCGTATAAAGGGATTGTCTTCGCTGTCCGTCCGATTCTTCGGCCCGTCGATGAACTGGTGCACCGCCCACCAGTCGCGGCGGTAGACGAGCGAAGTGCCGAACGCACCGTAGCAGTCCTTGAAGACCGGCCCGTCGTATCTCCACCATTGTCCACCGTCGGTGAAGAGCATCGAGTGGTAGCCCGTCACCACTGCCGTCCCGCCGTTCGTTAGCCGGTTGTACTGATCCTCCAGCCTGTCGGAAGCAGAATAATCATCCGAGTCGAAGTGTGCCACGAACTCACCGTGCGCCAGGCAGCATCCCAGGTTCCGCTTCGCTCCTACCGTGAGGCGCTTCGGAAGACAGAAATAAGCGATTTTCCGGCCATTAGAGCCATCGCCTGCCGGACAGGTGCTATCAGGCCAGTTCGATGCCAAAAGCGCACCTTGGCCTGCCGTAGCGCCGAGAATGGCCGTTTCTGCGGCTTCCCAGCGGTTCCCAGGGCAGAATTTCGCCGCCTTGGCCGCTTCCGCCGGAAAAGCAGGGCAATCCGCGTCGTCCAGGATCAGTAGTTCACTGTTCGGCCAGGTTTGGGACTTCCAGCAGTCCACGGCGGCAGCGGTCATTTCTGGACGGCCACGGGCGGGCATGATGGCGCTGATCAGCGGTTCGCTCATTGCCATTCCACCCACGTTGACAACGACGGCGAACCGGCGTGCTGCACCACGGTATAGTAGTTCCCCGCCAACACGATGAAGGACAGCGTATAACTTCCTCCGAGGCTCCCGGCCACGGTTCCGGCCGCCGCAACCACCGTGCTCGGGCTCGGATCGGCGTCGGTCTGAGCATATGCGTAGGCTCCCGCCGGGCAGTTGACGACAACATTTACGAACAGAGGCTTCACCGATGCGTTCTGATAAACCTCCCCAATGTTTCTCCCCGCAACAGGACCGGCCTGGGTGGTAACCCCCGACGCCTCCGGGAACAGGGGCTGAACCGAGCTATCCTGCGCGACGATGAAGGCTTCGACGGTGACGGCATTGGCCGTAGCCGTGACGGGCGCGGTCCCCGTGATCTGCGGCGGCCAGGAGAACGCATGCCCTCCGGCGCCGTCTTGCGCGATGATGAACACGAGAATCTGTCCCGGCGCGAAGTTGACGAGAGAGGAAGCCGAAACGTCGCCGCTCAAGACCAAGTCGAATCCCGTTGACAGGCTCACGTCGAAGACCAGCGACGTAGCATAGGCTACGCTGATCATCGCCGGCAGCACGTCGGCCTGCGTCCTGATGGCCGCCATCGCCGCGACGAGGTTCGTGTAGTTCGCGTCGGAGATCGTGTAACCCTTGTTCGCGAGGCTCTGGCACAAGGCGGCAGACACCATAGAGGTTTGCCCCATGAGCTTGTTGAACAAGGCGGAAGGCAGAAGGGAATCGACCGCCGCCCCGCCCGTGCGCGAAGCGTCGGCCGTGTACTCGGCATCGGACTCCGCATTAATGAGCGACTGATTGTAGGTGAGAATGTTGGAAGATCCCATTATTGGTCCCTCTTGAGACGTGCAGGAGCCGTTTTCATTATAGCAGTTCGCTATGCGAAATGGCCCTGATCTAAACCGCTTACATACGCATCTGACCGATCAAACCCCAAGATTGGCAAATTAGTTACAGCACTAGCATAAACGTAACCAACTCCCTGTGGACGAGGAAGAATTTCCCCTCGAAGTATTAAATCAGAAATTATGCTGGTGAACGATCCGGCCACCGTTAGGCTGACGGTCATGTTCTGATGGTCGTTGACCACGATGGTGCCGCCGGGAAACAGCGTCTTCCACATCGCTATCAGGCTGTCGATCTGCCCGTTCCAGTGATTCTGCGCTATGCGCGCCTGAAGCAGCAGCCGGTACGTGGCGTCGTCGAGTATCGGACTCACCGAGTTGCTCGGCTGAAACCCAACCTGGCGCGGCTGGCCTATGATGACTCCGAGAACGTCGAGCTGCGCCCCCACCGCCGTGGTGATGTCGAACGCTGCCGCGAAGGACTGCGCGCAGACCATCACGTCCTGAAACAGCTGGAGGTTGACCGTCAGCCAGGCGTTCAGGTTCGGGGCGGGGCGCCACTGACTGGTCAGCAGATCCAGGTAGTACTCGATCAGGTTCGCCATGGCGTTAAACGATGTTGATCACCACGTCGTCGGCGTTGCCGCTTGCGGCCGCATTGTAGTTTATCGGAACGTCGGTCGTCCCTTCCGCGTTCGGAGGCGAAGCGATGGCCCCGAAGGTGATGGACCGAATGGAGAACAGCGGTTGGTCTGGGTTGGGCCGCGCGGTCAAGGCGGCGCCGAACAACTCGCTGTAGACCACGCTTTCCCCGATTCCAAGACTGTTCAGGTAGTCCACCACGCCGGACACGATGGCCGCCTGAACCGCAGATGTGTAGCCGGTCAACGGGTGAATGTCAAGCGTAACGCTGATCGGTGCGTAGACCAGCACGTCGAACCGGATCGTCATGCTGATGCTGGCGTTGCTCGGATCTATAACAACGGCGCTCGTACCGCCGTTCGTGTAGCACCCGATTCCCCGGTTGTTATAGATCGCCTCCGCGATGGCCGTAGAGGCTCCCCCCTCAACCACGCAGGTGATCGAGTGCGGCGGCCCCAGCGACAAGCCGTCCCCGATATAGAAACCGACGCTCGTGTTCGTGCCGGGTGCCGTCGTCAGCGTGAGTTCATCCGCGTCGATCACGGAGGCCACGGTCAGATACTCGTTCGGAGGCGAGGAACTTTCCTCCTCTATCACCAACTGCTTGCCTTCCTGGGAGCTGTCGAACGGGTAACCCGTGAGCAGCACCACCACGTTGGTCTCCGGCGGTGATCCTCCAGAATCTGCCGTGTCGCAGAAGCCGAACGTGGCCGTGTAGTCAAAAGGATTCTCATAGACCACTGATCTGGTGACGCCTGGAACGGCGGCGATGGCAGCAGCGGTTCCGGCACGGAGAGACAAAGATGGTTTGGCTTGCGAGATCAGCAGCCTTGCCCGGTAGTTGGCGTCTGATTCTACCGGCAATCCGGTCGAAGCCGCGGTTGCGTTCGTCACCTGGGTCCATCCGGCGGTCGGCGTGATGATCAGCGATATGTCACCGGGGTTCGCCGTGATGTTCCCGGTCTGCTGTGCGGTGGCTTGGATGATCACCGTTCCACCGGAACCGATGGTGGCCGGCGAGCCGAGATTCCAATAGTTCCCATTGACGTCGCGCACAGTCCCGTTTGTGATGATCGTCCCCGGAGTTCCGGTGAGCGTTACCAAGGCGGTTGAGTAGGTTGCTGCCTCACGGGCCGTACCGATCAACCGTCCGCAGAGGTCCAGGGCCGTTCCGAGCGCCGTCTGCGGATTGAAGGATAAGTACACCAGCTGGAGGGCCTGGTTGACGTCGGATGCCTGGAGTCCACGGATGGAGAGGTCCTGGTAGTCAGGGCTTTCTGCCGCGAGGTAGGTCGAGGAACCGTAGATCAGCTGAAACTGCGCGATCAGATAGGCAAGGATGTCGGGATAGTCCGGGATGACCAGCCCGCTGCTTCCGATTGCTGCCGGTAAATAGGCCATGCGCTTCATTGTCTCAGTGGGTCAGCCAGGAATAGGTCGATCCGCTGTAGCTGCAAATCACCGCTGCCGTGACTGTTCCACCGCTCGAATAGGCTCCCATGTACGACGGCGAGCCAGCATCGCTCACGATGGCCGTGGCGCCGTTGAGGGATGCCGCGCAGGATGGGAGCGGCGTGCCCGCCGCGCTGTAGAGTACACTCGGTAGCACGGCATCAACAGCGATTGCATTCAACACAACTCCCGGCCCTTTGATGACGGTCGTTCCATCCAGGTTCAGATTGCCGGAACCATCGACCGTTCCACGCTGATACGTGCAGGTGTTGAGGGCGGAACCAATCGTCCCCCCATTCAAAACGTTCGCTGGATAGACATAGGTGACCGGCGTCCCGGTCGTTGGCTGACAAACCGTCCAGGTGTCGATTTCTCCGGCCTGAACCGACGTGAAGGTCCCTCCGGTGACGTTCTCCGCGCTCACCGTCTGAAGAACGAATGTGTTGGCCGTGTTCGTCGTGCTTGTATAGGTGGGGCTCACGCCGTGGGTCACAGAAATCAAATCCGCTGCGTTGCCAGTGCCGCCCCCGCCTGCTCCGCAGTCCGCAGCCGCCTCCGTGATCAGTCCGGTAGTACCGCTGGAGTGCAGGCACTTCGATCCGGCAGGAGCGCTCCCAAAGAACCCCGGAAGATTGCCGGTCGGAGGCGTGTTGACCGCTATCACCTCTCCGCTGCTGTTTCTCTGAACCACGGTCGAAGCGGTCGCGGTGGCAGACACCGCCAGTCCGTCCTTCAACGCCTTGCCGCTCGTGTCCGAAAACTGCGGGATATGGTTGGCCACCGCCGATCCCGGCCCGGTGATCTTGTTCAAGTTGAGCCACGAGAAGTTGCTGTTGATGACCGGATACGACGCGCCGATGTCGTTCGGAAGAGTCTGCACCTGCGCCACGAGCGCCGATGCGGAGAATAGCAAGATGAGCGTTCGCAAGTTCATTGATGGCCTCCTACTGCCATTGGGTTCCCGAATAAGACGACCAGGTCGATCCGGTGAGTGATTGCCAAGTCACGTCCGATCCAATCACGTTCGATCCGCCGCCGGAAGGACTTGGAGCGTTCGTCAGTGTGATCGTTCCGAACGCCGTGTTGACCGTGGCGATAAACGCATAAACCCTGCCGGTTGGGTTGTAGGTCACGCTCATCGACTGAATCGACGCGACGTAAGGGGACCCTAAAATTCGCTGCCGCAGGATCAGCGCCACGGCCTGCATCGTGGTGGATTGACCGAGCAGGGATTGCAGCAACGGCAAGCCTTCGGAAGTGTTTTCCCACCAGGACCCTTGCAATAGTTGCAGCCGCTCGCTGATCGTGATTGCCACGGCTTCGGCATCGGCGGAGAAGTTGCTGAGACCGTTGCCGCGCTGGGGATCTCCGTTCAGAAGCTTGCGCACCAGAATCGTCGCCATCAGAAGCCCTCATTATAGTAGATCCTGAGACTCAGCGTGATCGATCCACCGTTGATCGGCAGCGCAACCACCACGGACTGATTCGGAGAGTTGGTCAGCAATTTTACGCGCCCGAAGATCGTCGCCATAACTTCTCACATAAAAATCCGCGATGTCCGTTGGTCTTTTGGCCATGCGCTATACGTTTAGCTACTACTGACATACAGCCGAAACTGAGCATTTTCTGCCTACAGAACTCAGCCAGTCCAACGATGCGAAGCGTTTGTTTCTCTGGAGTCGTGATTAACCATTCCATCGAGGTAGAACTTTTTATACCGGCCCGCTTACGATTTGATTCCGATACTTCTGGACGTGGTTTTCCGAGCTTTGATAAACTCAGATGAAGCCGATGATCGGCACTTTTTGGTAGCCCAATCATCGCCAGAGACCTTTTACGAATGCGCTCGTCGGTATCTTTCGTCAATCCTATCGACCAATGTGGAACGCTTTTGGGTTTACAAGAAGCTATCCGCATTTTCTCTCTTAACTCTGGTCGGATGAACGT